GTATTTTAACAGTACCTATCGCGGCATTACTGAAGGCTGCACTCATTATCACGCCACATATGTTAGCCCTGCTTGGGCACAGAGGTTGCAACTTGTTGGTCGAATCGGCTCACATGTATTTTACAGGCAGAATCAATGAAGAAGAGGATATAGTTCGTAAAGATGGTTGAAATAATGAACACACAAACCTTCTCAATGAAGATTGAAGAGGTTGTTAAAGATAAAAGATTATCATACTTCGATGCCGTAATGTGGTATTGTGAGCAGAATGAAATTGAACTAGAGACAGGTGCAAAGCTAATCAATACTATCATAAAGAAAAAGATTGAAGCTGAATGTGCTGAATTAAATTTAATGAAAGAGAAGACTGCAAAGCTACCGGTATGAATGTTTATGAAGGATTAGATGCTTATAAGACATATCTCGCTATAAGAAATCACTTCACATCAAACTACGATTATTTTAAATATAATGGAAAGTTAAAAGTATCAGGTGATAGTTTTCTTAAACGTAGAGACAAATTCTTCTTCGCTAAACTTGAGCGCAATTATAAAGGGCAAGAGTTGGTTTACTTTTTTGTAGCTAACTTTCTTAATGACAACCATAGTTGGTCAGGCTCTTTAGTTGGTGCTGAGAGTGAGAAAAATTATATAGAATGGCGTAAGCGTATTGAAAGTTTAAAATATAACTTTAAGACTGAATGTGAGAGCATATACAATGAAATTGAGTCCAAAGACATCTCGTTTGATGAGTATTTTAAAGTGGTGAAGTCCGTTCATCCTCCTCTACTTAGGAAGTATCTTGGTAAGCATCTATCTCTTGAAACATTTACTATCATGGATGGGATATTAAATTTCACAAAACAGTGGAACTCTACCCTAAAAGATGATATAATGTATTGTACTGTTAGAGACAAATCTAACAAGTATAAACCCTTCTTACAAGTTGACCTACAAGCTTATAAAAAGGTAATGAAAAGTGTATTTACTAGCTAAATATACATGTTATTATGAATATTGTGGATAAGAAAATACATCGCATATACGGAGAAAAATATGACAAGTTCGTTCGCTGCTCTTAAGAGTAATCGTAAGTCTTCACTCGAAGCACTAATCTCAGAAACAACTAAGATGACATCAGGCCCAGGTGAAACCCGGCTAGATGATAACCTGTGGAAGCCAGAAGTAGATAAAGCAGGTAACGGCTTTGCTGTTATTCGTTTCCTACCTGCTCCAGAGGGTGAAGATCTTCCTTGGGTTCGTATGTTTAATCATGGTTTCCAAGGACCGGGTGGTTGGTATATTGAGAACTCTCTAACTACTCTCAATAAGAAAGATCCTGTATCAGAGTATAACTCTATGCTTTGGAACTCAGGTATTGAGTCTAATAAGGATCAAGTACGTAAGCAGAAGCGTCGTCTAAACTACTACGTTAATATTTACGTAGTAAAAGATCCTGCTAATCCTGCTAATGAAGGTAAGGTATTCCTTTATAGGTTTGGTAAAAAGATTTTCGACAAGCTCAACGAAGCAATGAATCCAGAGTTTGAAGATGAAAGCCCAATGAACCCGTTCGACCTCTGGACTGGTGCGGACTTTAAACTTAAGATTCGTAATGTAGAAGGCTATCGTAACTACGATAAGTCTGAGTTTGACTCACCTCGACCTCTATCAGAAGATGATGACGAGCTTGAGAAGATTTGGAAGTCACAATACTCTTTACAAGAGTTGGTCGATCCTAAGAACTTCAAGTCATACGATGAGCTTAAAGCTAAGATGAATCGTGTACTTGGTCTTGATGGTGGCTCTGCTGGTGGTACTATGAGTACTGCTGATGAGGTAGAGTTTACTGAAGCACCTAAGCCTGAAGCCGCTGCTGCACCAGCGTTTGCGTCTGCTGCGACAGATGATGACGATGATGATAGTATGTCGTTCTTTGAAAAGCTTGCTGCTGACGACTAAAGAGAAGGGGGCCTAGAGCCCCCTTTTTTATTATCCGAAACAAGTATCGTAATGACAAGCAATTGTAGCCATAATAGTAGGCTCATTAGATCTTGGATTAGTTGATCCAACAACTGTTGTCTGGTTAGATACATTAGTAACGTTTGTACTATTATCAGTTGGTGCAGATACTACAGAACCAGATCCACTCATTCTTTCTTCTCTAGCAGCTGCAATAGATGTAGAACCATTGTTAACAGCCCTGCCAGTAATACTAAAGTCTTCTGGACCCTGGTAACGTCTAAACAGCTCTTCTCTTGCTGCATCTACATCTTCAATATTTTGACCCGTAACAGCAGCAAATGCATCATTAAATGATCTACCTGTTAAAGGACTTGGTGCAAATAATCCTTCTCTGCTTAGTGAACCATCACCACCGCCCACCAGCTCATTCATTATGTTGCCGATGTTCATTGTAGAATCTTCACCAAAATCCATACCAGCTAGTCTAAATGAACCGTCGCTATCTTGTTGAGCTGGAGCTGCAATGGCTTCTTCAGCAGGAGCAGCTGCAGGAGCTGTTTGTGCAGAACCAGCACTAGGAATAGCCATTGCACCTCTTGGTGTAACCTCACCTGTGCCTCTTGCTGGGGCAACCTGAACTGCACCAGGAATAGCCATTGCACCTCTTGGTGTAACCTCACCTGTGCCTCTTGCTGGGACAACCTGCTCGCCTGATTGAGGTGGAATAACTGCACCTCTACGTTGTTCAGGTTCTCTACCCTCTAAAACAGCAGCAACATCTTCTGGTTCTGTAGGCTCAGGAACAGCGCCATCACCTGTCTGTACACCGGTAATTCTACGAGCAGCTCTTTCTTGCACTCTACGCTCTTCAGCAATTTGAGCATCAATTTCAGCTTGACGGGTACTTACTTGTTCTTGCAATGTAGCGAGACGAGCTTCTCTATCAGCGATCATCTCATCATATTCAGCTTTCGTAGTAGTAAACCAGCCGTCCTCTACAGGAGCTTCTTCTCTTTGATTACGTAGACGTACAAGCTCTTCCTCAAGCACCGTGCGCTGGCCTTCCATATCTGAAGGAGCTTCTCTCTCTGCTTCTAAAGCTTGTAAACGCTCTTGTGAAGCTTGAATTTCATCTTGAGCTTCTTTGATATTACGTTGAGCTGGTGTTTCTACTTCACCAGTTTCTGGGTTAATACCAGCATATTCGTATAATGAATTGGGAATAAGAATAGCTGCTGCTGAGCTAGGATCGGGAAGCATAGCACGAATAATACGTTTAGGATCGAACAGTTCTCCTAACCAATTCCAAACTTCATCTAATGCATCACCTACAATTGTAAGTAATGATCTTTCTTCACCGTTAGGGTCAGACCAGGTGAAAAGACCTTTAACCCATTCCCAAGCTTGTGTTACAAAACCGTCTTCACCAATAAAGATACTAGCAATACTACCAAGGCCTTGTTTGATACGGTCCCAATCTAAAGTAAAGATTCCAACTACGACATCAAACATACCTCTTACGCTTTTTTCGATTGCACCTGAAAGCCATTCACCCAGACTACCAAACAGATTACCGTCATATAGACCAAATGTAATTTTATTAAGAATCCAGTCTAATGCATCACCTAAGAATTCAGCTAGAGTGCCAAAGAAGCCGTCAACAATACCAACTAGTGCCCCTTTAATACCTTCTACGATAGAACCAGTAGCTGCAAACTCTTTAACAAAACCTGTAATACCGTCAATAATACCAAAAATAATAGTAATAGGTAGCGCTAGTTTGCCCAACAGTCTTAACGCAGCTCCGCCAAGAGCAGCAATAGGTTTTAACATTCTACCTACAGCACCAAAGAAACTTCCAATACCTTTAAAGACATCCATAACAGGTTTAAGCATAGTACTCGCACCTTTAAATATAGACGAGAATACTTTTGTTATATTATTCTTCTTGAGCATATCACCTATTGCACGAGGTACAGATCTAAACCAGTCAATGATAGGTTTAAAGAAACCGCCTGTTAAGAACTTACCCATAAAAGTAGAAAAGGTTCTCGTACCATTATTCCATAATTTTGCTAACGCGGCGAATCGCCTTGGTAGG